AAGGCAGCCTGATGGCTATTCCCTCTCGCGTTCTAAATAGCGGGGTGACGCAACTTTCTACCGTCTCCATTTGTGGCGACGGTAATGCAAGTGTGACTGCCGCAGGAACGTCAGCCGGTGACGCGACGACGTTGACGTATGTGTACAACAACGTCACAACGGCAGCCGCAGGATCAGGCGTCAAATTACCGCCGACCGAGATGGGCGAAACCATCATCGTCAAGAACACAAGCGCCAATCCGTTGACGGTGTATCCGTACAACACGAGCAGCAGCATCAACAACGCAGGATTTGGAACGATCAACCCCGACTGCTCGGCCATGTTTTTTGCCGTCAGCAATACGCTGTGGGAAGAATTGCAGGGTTTTGGCCGCTCGGTGCCGATCCTGCATTTTGGTGCGTTTAGCGACACCACGCTACAAGCAGCAGCATCTATCAACACCGCCTACGGCATGGTTTTTAACACTACCGATAGCAGTAATGGCGTGTCTATTGGCTCGCCGTCATCCCGCTTGGTTGTAGATTACCAAGGCGTTTACAACGTGCAGTTTTCGGCACAGTTAGACAAAACCTCTGGCGGTACAGGCAATATCTACATTTGGTTGCGTAAAAACGGCACTAACGTCGCCAACACCGCCAGCACGGTCGCCATCCAAGGCACCGCAGCGCGTACCGTCGCCGCGTGGAACTTCATCATCCAACTTGAGCCTACTCATTACGTTGAATTGATGTGGGCGACGGATGACACAAGCGTTAGAATTCTTGCAGCCAGCGCCACAAGCGTATGGCCTGCGATCCCCTCGGTCATTTGTACCATCACACAGGTCAACAACCTGTAATCCCCACAGGAGCAAGGACAATGCCATTAGATAGCGACATCAACAACGCCGACGCCCAGCTGCACGTTGAGTTTTATTTGCGCGAGGATGGCCCAAACAAGGGCAATCCGTATGTGCGAATTCAAGCGCCTGGCGACAAAACTAACGTGATCGACCAGCCGGTGCGCGACGATCATCGTGAGCGTTTCCCGCGGCAATGGTTGTATTTCCAGATGCACCAGAACGAGAACGCTGCGGCGCAGATCGGAACCCCGCTATCGCAATGGCAGAAGGACGCTCCTGATGAAATTAACCGCGACCAGATCGCGGAATTGAGCATTCTCAAGTTTTTAACGGTTGAGCAGCTTGCCCTGGCATCAGATGGCCAGTTGCAGCGCATCGGCATGGGTGGCGTCGGCTTGCGTGAGCGAGCGCGCCAATACTTGAACCGCAAAAACCGTGTTGAGAGTAACGCGGAGTTTGAAGATACCAAGCGCCAGTTGGCTGAATTGCAGGCGCAGATGGCGTCCCTGGTGGCGGATAAGCCGAAAAGAGGGCGCCCGCCGAAAGAATTAACGGAGGCATAGTATGGGCAGCACGATGGTTCAACTCATCACCGAGTGTACGCAAGAACTCGGTATCCCGACCCCCTCCACGGTCGCGGGCAACAACAGCCAGGACGTTGTGCAGTTGTTGGCCCTGATGAACGCCTGCGGGTATGAGTTGCTCCGTCGTGCTGATTGGCGAGAGCTGACGCGCCCTTACACCTTTTACACCGAAGCGACGACCGCGACGGGGAATTGGGTCAACGGTGTCGCTACGATCACCGGGCTTGCCTCTACGGCGGGGCTAGACACGACCTATCAGGTGCAAGGGGTCGGCATTCCGAACGCCACTTACATCACCTCTGTCGGTGCTACGAGCGTCACGCTGAACTATCAGGTCACGGAGACGGTTGTTGGCGGCCAGGTCATCTTTCAAAAGGTGAAGTACGCGCTGCCGGCAGACTACAGCTCGTCGGTCAACCGCACCCATTGGGACAAGAGCAAGCGATGGGAAATGCTCGGCCCCGAGTCGCCACAGCAATGGCAATGGCTGCTCTCGGGATACATCAGCACCGGCCCGCGTATCCGCTGGCGTCTGCTCGGTCAGTACTTCCAGATTTGGCCAGGCATGAACGGCGGTGAGCTGCTCGGCTTTGAGTATCGCAGTAGAGCCTGGGCATACGCGCCTGACGGCACCCCGCAAAACAGCCTCACGAACGACAACGATACTTGTATCTACCCCGATCGCCTGATGGTATTGGGTACAAAGCTCAAATATTTTGAGGCCAAGGGTTTTGATACCACGGCGCTGTACCGCGATTATCTGATGGAGTTTGAGACGGCTGTGGCGCAAGACACCGCTGCCGCCAACCTCTCGTTTGCACCGCGACCGGGTACGGTGTTGATCGGTTACGACAACATCCCTGACAGCGGCTACGGCACGGATAGCCAATAATGGCGTCTCCCGTTCGCAGACGGCTAATCCAGCGCACCACCAACAACGTGGCGTCATTACCGGCGCCTGTCGGTGGCTGGAACGCCCGCGACTCGCTCGCCAACATGGCGCCGACCGATGCGGTAACGCTTGTAAACTTGTTCCCCGGCGTTTCTAGCGTGGCGTTGCGTGGCGGCTATGTTAAACACGCCACCGGCATGACGGGGCAGATAGAAAGCCTGCTCGTTTACAACGCGGGCGCGACAGACAAGATGTTTGCGGCTGTCGGCGGCAACATTTACGACGTTACGTCAGCAGGCCCGGTAGGTGCTGCGAAGGTCACAGGGCTGACCAACAGCCGCTGGGAATACACCAACATCACCACCTCGGGCGGCAGTTACCTTTATGCCGCAAACGGCGTTGATAAACCGTTGTTGTTCAATGGCAGCACTTGGACGGCCATTGACGGTGCGTCTAGCCCTGCCATCACAGGCGTCACAACAACCGACCTAATCCAACCCACCCTGTTCAAAAACAGGATGTGGTTTATCCAAAAGAACACGCTTAAGGCGTGGTATTTGCCAACCGCCTCCATTGGCGGTGCAGCAAACGTCCTTGACCTATCTTCGGTCGCGCACTTGGGCGGCAACCTCGTCGCAATGGCGTCATGGACGATTGACGCGGGTTACGGTGTGGATGACAACCTTGTTTTTGTCACCGATCAAGGCGAGGTCATCGTTTATCGCGGAACCGACCCCTCTAGCGCCTCCACATGGGCGCTGATTGGCGTGTGGATCATCGGTGCGCCGATTTCTCGCCGTTGTTTGCAGAAATACGGCGGTGATTTGCTTGTTTTGACGTTAGATGGCTTGGTTCCAATGGCGTCGGCATTGCAATCGTCACGTTTAGACCCGCAAGTGGCGCTGTCGGACAAGATTCAAGGCGCATTTGCGGCTGCGGCACGGCAATACAAGTCTAATTTTGGCTGGGGATTGCTGTACAACGCCTCCAACAACGCGCTAATCGTTAACGTACCGCCGAGCACGGGCGGCCAAGAGCAGTTTGTGATGAACAACATCACGAAAGCGTGGTGTCGGTTCACCGGCTGGAACGCCAACTGCTTTGCCATTCTTACAGACAAACCATATTTCGGCGGTGACGGCTACGTTGCCGAGTGCTGGACAACCGGATCGGGCGCAACGGGCTACAACGACGACGGTATCGCCATCAACACACAGGCGCTGCAAGCGTTTAATTACTTTGAGACGCGAGGCGTCATTAAGTATTTCACCCGTGGCCGCCCGACTATTTATAGCAACGGCCAGCCGACCATCAATATCGGCATGAACGTGGATTTCCAGACCAACGCCGACCTTGGCGCGCTGTCGTTCGTGGCAACGCAATACGGTCTATGGGATGTCGGGCTGTGGAATCAGTCGGTGTGGGGTGCGGATATCATCATCACTAACAACTTCGTAGGTATCCAAGGCATCGGTTACTGCGGCGGCTTGGTTTTCAACAGCGCCAGCAAGAACGTCTCCTTGGAATGGGCATCAACGGACGTCGTTTATCAACTCGGATGGGCTGGCGCATCGTAAACGGCCCCCATGTGGGCCATTGGGTCATGTCGCGCACGGACGGCGGCTATCACGCCGACCGTTCTGTCGCCATTGGCCTTGAGAAAGACGGTGAGCTGGTCGCCGGTACGGTTTATGAGATGTGGAACGGCAGATCGGTCGTTTGTCACATCACCTGGGATCAGATTACCCCGGCATACCTCGCCGCGGTATATGACTATCCCTATAACGTCGCAAATGTTGATAAGATCATAGGGCCAATCAGCAGCAAGCATACCCGCGCGCTCAAATTGGTCACGAAAATGGGGTTTTCAGA